TAGCGTTTCCTGATTCAATATCTTCAGTAATGTAAGGAAGATCTTGAGCTACAGGGATTTGCCACTTGTACTCACCGCGAGAGTTATCAACGTTGATAACGTTTTTACCTCCGAAAGAAGACATCTGATACAAAGGCATTTCTACCTTTTGTGCCATTGCCCACAAATCCACTGGACCTAAGTCCATTGGCTCTGAGCTCTTAAGAAGGTTTGATAAGTGGTATGAATCAACGTGAGATGAAGCTGCGTAGCTCGTATCACGCAAAAATATACCATTATTCAAAACTGGAGTTGCCATAATGTTTTATTTTTGTTAAAGGGTTATAATATAATCGTTTTGTTTAACGCTGGAATATGTTTGTTGGACGAGGAGCTTTTCTTACAGAAGGACGTTTGTCTTCTTCTTCAGCGTAGCTTGATCCAACTTTTCTTGACTGTTCAGTTTTTAACTGACGCACAGTCTGTTCAACGGCTTGGTTCTTTGCATTCTTTGCAATGTTTTGACGGTACGCTTCAGGATCTGAAAGTAACCACAATGCTTCTGCAACTAACGGATAGTTTGGCTCAACAAACTGAAACTTCTCTAAAAGGTGTCCTAACTGATTTGTTGGACGTCCTGATATTGACGGATAGTTTGGTTGTACTAAACCTGCATACAAAGATGCTTGTGTTTTCTTGTCTAACTTAAGACCATTGATCTCAGCTGGACGTAAAGCTTCAAACACATTCTCCATGTAAGCTTCTGCCGCTTGTTTTTGTTGACGATTACGAGCTTCTTGTTCAGCTAATTGTGACTGAACGATTTCAGCTTGCATGCTGTCCAACTTAGGTTTAAACTGTTTTGCTTTCTTTTCAAGCACACCTAAGTCTTTCCATGTCGTCAACTCCTCTTCTATTTCTTCTGGATCACCAAAGTTTGTTGCTTGTAAGTATGAACGAACAATAGACTCTTGATCATTCTCATCTGTAGGATTAAGTTCACGAACTTGTTCTACTTGAGCTAAGGCTTGGAATAAACCTTTAAGATCTTGTCCTCCGTCAGCAACATACTTTGCGGCAACTTGTAACTCTTCTGGTAAAGACTCAAAAAACTCTTGAGGAGTATTTGAAGCAACTTCGTTCTTTAAGTTATCGATGTTTGCTTGCCATAACTCTTCATAGTCTTTTTCACCTAACGTACCTAAGTAATCATCAAGAGTTTGTTTTGACTCATCAAAGTCATCAAACGCAAACATCTCTTTTGACTCAATACGCTTCTTGAAGAAATCAACTAAGCCAGACTTTTCTGTCTTAGGTCGACCACCTTTGTTTGGTTTCTGATCTTCATCATCTGCTGGTTCTTCACCAAGCTCGTTGAATAAATCATCAACTTTTATAGGCTCGTCTTTTTTACCATCACCGTCAATCGGTTCATCTGATGGCTCATCATCTTTCTTATCAATAAAAGAAAGATCTGTTTTGTCTTGACTAAACATTGATGGCTTTGCAGGCTCATTAGAAGCAGGTGTAATAATACTCTCTGCTCCTGGGGCTGATAACCAGCTATCAATATCCAAGTCTACTATACCAGTAGTTGGTTCGTTATTTGTTGACATATGTTGGTTGGTTTATTTTCTGTATCTCTACAATAATAATATACATAATATTCTCAGATAAACTTCTGATGTGTACTATGTATTTATCTTACCCTAGGATTATATCGCTATGGTTAATCTTTCTTTTTAGGCTTATCATATTTATTTTTGTTTTCACGTGCAATCTGAAGAGCAACATCCATCTTTTCGCGTTCTACGCCCATCTTTTCTCTTTCTAAAGATAGTTTAGCTTGATTGGACTCATTCTTGTTTATCTCTTGTTCACGCTTAAAGCTCATTTGATCAGTATACTGTTGTTGTGATCTAATATCTTTTAATGCATCTTGATAATCAGATTGCTGATTCTGATTAATATCAAATCCAGATCCTCTACCAGCTGCATTAATTTCAGCTACTGTAATATCTTTTTGAATCATCTTATCATCACGATCAGCTTGAGCTTGAATCTCCATCTGCTTAGCTTTTTCTTGTGCAGCTAATTGCTCTTGTTGCATTTGTTGCTGAGCTTGTTGCTCTTGCTGCTTCAATTGATTAACCTTGTTCTCAGCCTCTTTTAATACACCAGTTAACTCTGCAATCGATTCAGACTTAATAATGTTTCCTAGGTCATATATCGAAGCCCCAGTGGTATTATTATTTAAAGCTAACTGCTTTAACTGATCCATTATTTGACGTTGATTAGTCTTTGTTGTGCAGAAGATATTTAACTCACGTAATAATAAGTCTGTTCCAGCCATTTGGAAGTTAACACGTTCATCAGTTGATGTAATGTATTGTAATCTAACAGATGGTTTCTTTGAATGATAATACTGAGCTAAGTCAGTTCTCATCTCATGAACACGTGGCATTAAGTAATCACTGTGCTGTGTAAAGTAAACCTCTGTCTGAGCATAAGAAGCATTAACTGCTTGCTCAATACCAGTTGCCGTTTGCTGTGCAATCTGCTGACCCATACGTTGAGGATTGATACCAATCGTTTCAAACGCTTGTGTTTTAAAGTGATTAGCCAACTGAATACGAGACATCAAACGATTTGTCTGCTCAAGGTTAAGAACTTGATAGTGCTGGAATGATAATGGATTCTCAGTGTTTGTAATCGTTGTATCCAACGGTAACATCTGGAAGTTCTTCATTGCAACATATGCTTTCTCAAGATTGTTTTTACCCCAATCTTCACCCATTGAGTGACGAGGTAAAGCATTCTGATCAAACATAATTACTGTTCCTAGTTCATCAACTAAGATATCTGCTATCTGATTGTTAACAATATTGTATCCAATCTGATAAGGTTTCATCATATCAACAAGAGATGTTGATCTTGTGTTTCTATCACCAAATACTGAACCTTCAACTGGTAACTTACATCCATAAAGTGATGAATCGCCTTTAAACTGGAATGGAAGACGTGATGGTTTACCGCCATTTAAACCCATATAGATAGGATTAAGACCTCCTGGGTTATTCATGCCCCAAAATGCAGGACGATTAGGTCCAATCTTAATACCACCCCATGTTTCGTTAATCCAGATCCAGTCAATATGCTCACCAAAGATTAATGTTTCTTTTGTTTTATTCTTTAGTGTAGTTGTATTATATAATGGTTTTTCAGTAATCTTGTATGACTCATCAACGATGTCTTGAATTACTTCACCCTCTTCTGTAATCTTTGTTAAGTGACCTAGTTTACGTTGTGATTTCCAATAGATTGTTGATACACGCAATAAATGTGTCTTACCAAAGTCAACTGTATCTTCTGAATCTGCTAAGATCCATTCAACAATATCTCCTGTACCAAAGTGTGAATCATATACTGATGTAAACTGACGGTATGCTAATGACGGCATTTTTGTATTCCACTCGTGTGAGCGAGTACCATCGTAATAAGATCCATCGTTTTGTTGTCCTTGTATAGCATAACCAGCTGCACGAACAGGATATAAAGTCTCAAGAGACTCCATTTGTTCTGCTGTCATCATCCAACCAAACTTGTCAATAACGTCTGACACAGACATTAAATCGATCTTACCTACCCAGTTACCTTGTGATACATAACGAACATCTGGAGATTTATGATAGAAAGTAAGTAATGGGTTCCATAACTCTAGTTCATAATCATCTTCTCTCATCTGGAAGTGCCAGAACTCACGATCAGTAATTAAACTATCTCTAAATGCACGTTCTTCAAGTTCTTGCATCTTAAAACGTTCAACGTCAACGACCATCTGGTGAGATGCCCATTGCTCAATCATTGAACGATAATCTTTTTTAAAGAAGTCTTCGATGCCAGGAAGAGTCATTAAGTTTTCTTTACTTAATTGCTGTTGTGCCTCCTCTGACTCCATGTCCATTCCTGACTGCAACATTTGCTGCATCATCTTTTGCTGTGCTTCTCCAAGTAATACTTGTTCAACCATCGCACGTTTCTCTTCTAACATTTCGTTATAAGAAAGATCGTCGACTGCACGGAAAGTTATTTTGTTAACACGCTTTGCAAACTCTGAACAGAGTACGTTTATAACATTTGGAATGATAGGATAAAACTTTAACTCTAAAGCTGTTTGATCCTCTTGAGTTAACATATCAACGATATCAGACATGTCATTACCGTCTTCAACGATGTAATCACTTTTGTCAATGATACCTTTTGCAAGCTTATAGTTCTTCATCAACCTACGCGAGTTTCTGCGTAGTTGTTTCATTCCCTGGAACTCAAGCCAGTCTAAGTTATGAGCTCTCCACTCATCGTCTTTGTCTTTTGCAGGTATAAACTGAATAGGCTGGGTTAACGTACCCATCTTGTTATTTTCAGTCTTTTTACCCGCCTTGGCGTCAAGGGCATTTATAATCTGCATCTTTGAACTGTTTATTCTTGTGAATCTACTTTCTGTAGATAATCTTGTAATATCTCGTCTGTTGTCATTTTACCACTTTGATCTCCACCATTAATACGTTGAGATAAAGTAGAAACTGTTCCCATACTATCAGTATATGTTACTGATCCAATACCATGACCATTACTAGAAACATATGGACTAGTATATGGAGCAGTAGTATAAAAAAAAGGACTTGTACTTGGTGGAGTAATAGGACTTCTAACACCTGGTGGGTATTGTATAGAAGGTTTACTTTGTTCCACTATTTCCTCAGTATTTGATAATAAAAGCAACGCTTCTGTTAGATTGATTGCTTTTTCGTCAATAAGCCTTGATAACAACTCAATCTTATCTTTATGCTTTTGTTGCTGATTTGTTAGGTTTTCCATTGTTTATAGTTTCCTCTAGTTCTTCGTACTTTAATAACATAGCTTCAACCACAGGATGTCTATGGTTTGTCTTTAGGCAAAACGAATCAACATCTTTTACCTTGTTTGCAATAGATAATAAAAACTTAAAGCCACTTTCATTTCTATACTTTAAGTCAACCTGTGCTGTATCACCACATATAACCATTTTTGATCTAAGACCAAGTCTGGATATGATCATGCTCATGTTTTCGTTTGTACAGTTTTGAGCTTCGTCAACAATAACAAACGTGTCTAAGAATGTACGACCTCTCATAAAAGCAAGTGGTACAATCTCTAACTGATCTTTAAGGACAGAATCTATCTTGTCTTTGTTGTATAACTGATACAAGTTAGCATAGATAGGTTGCATCCAAGGCTCCATCTTTTCCTTTAAGTCACCAGGTAAAAAGCCTATCTCTTCTTTTGAGACAGTTGGTCGTGTTATCACGATCTTCTTTACCTGCTTCTTAAACAACATATCAAGAGCTGCCTGACATGCTAATAAAGTCTTACCACTTCCTGCTGCTCCTGATAATACAGTAACTGCATTTGCTAGTATTACTTCTTTTGCTTGCTTCTGCTCCTCATTCAACTGTAGCTGAAAGTTAACTGGACGTTTCTTTTCAGCCTTTTGCTCTTGGATTGTCTTCGTTATTTCAGCGTGACGCTCCGATCGGTTTTGAGCCATAAAACTTATTTCATGTTTCTGAATGGGTTTCTCGGCTTACGCATTGTTGTTGAACTAGCGTTGCCACCTCCAATATGTCTAAAAGGAGATCTCATAGTTAATTTACTCATTTTTTGCGAGTTCTGCAACTTATCGTCTTCGACTTCAACACGTTTTGACATACCTCTGTTTGACTCTTGTACCTTAACAAAAGATACTAAAGCACAGAAAGTTACTAGTCTATCGACGTTAAGCCCTGGTTGGTAAGCTAACATCTCTTTTAGAATCATTGGATCTGGTATTCTTTCAATACCAAATGTTACACTAGTAATATCTCCGTTATCATTTACATCTGAATCAATCTCTTCTTTTACAAACTCAACGCCGTAAGATAGCATATGACTCTTAAAGATAGTACCAGTGTTCTTCCACCCATATTCTTGGAATACAGATTTGTTTGCACCAATATCTTTCAAGAATAATATCATGTCTTTTGGTACAAGATACTTTTGTTTTCTCTTACTAATCATGTGCTGAATAAAGTGTGAGATGTTATTCTCAACAATAGTCCAGGCATTATAATACTCAATAAGTAGTTCTAATCTCTCGTGTGTTTTGTTTATATCATCAAAACGTCCACACCAACTAGCAACAATAGTTCCTGGCTCTACATAGTTTGTCATTGAACCAGATTGATCGATCTTTGATATCTCAACTGAGTTCTTGTAGATTATAATAGAGCACAATGAATCAGACGTTGTTGTCTTTCCCTCACCAACGGGGTCAATAGAACCATAGTAAGTACCCCAAGCAGCATTCTTCATTGGTCTTTCCCACATAGAAATAACTGCTTCTTTATCTTCAGTCTTCTTTGATATTGGAAACTCCATGATTGGAAGCTTTCTTGATTCTTTTGCTTCTACCTTACCCTCAGCATTTCTGAATAAATCAATATACTCAACAGGATATTCTTTATCAGCAATACGCTGTAACTGCTTGGTAACCAAGTGAGTAGGGAACTTTGCTTCTTTTCTTGTTGCAAAAGCCTCCTCAATATTTCTTGGAGACTGTGATACTTCAAGCTGATAAGCCTCTGGTTCTAGTTCTCTCTTTGCTTTTTCAAATCGTTTCTCAAGAGCATCAAGAGCTTCTTTAACTAATGAGTTACCATAGGCATCAATATACGGTGGCATTGACCATTGCTCTGGAATAAACAAACCTGTCTTACCAATAGTCCCCTCTTTGTCTATAAGATTAGAGTCTACTGCATAGAACTCATTTGCTTCTGGATTCAGTACATAGTTCTTTAGTGGTTCGCATTGATCCAAGTCACCGACTGATCCTGCTGCAATAAACTGACCTGTTGTTATATCACCAGATCGTAAAGCAGGTCGCATAAAACCATATGTATCATCCATCTTTGGAGCAATACCAGCCTCTTCATGAAAGAAGTAAACTACAGGACCACCGACACCATTTGTTGGGTCTTTTTCAAAAGAGTATGACGTGATCGTTGATTTCAAACCTTTATAAGTATCACGACCGTTTTGACGTACTTTAATACGTTGTTGCCATGCTCCTACCTTGTCAGGTTCATTTGGTCTGTACCAGGCGGTATGCTCGTTAAGAAAGTTTTTGTATTCGTCTAAGAACTTCCATGAACCTTTCTCGTTTATGTAGTCTTTTAAAGATGCACCAAGCTTTAATACAGCACCAGATTCAAACCAGTACGTATTTATAAACTTAGCCATGTGATAGTAAGATGACGCTATCTGACGTTTCTTTAGAATGATAGCATGTCTGTAATGTAACTCAGCAAGATGTTCATACAAAGCCATATGATACTGTGCATCTCTGACCTTTGCAAAGCCAAACTTCTTTTCTTCTTTATCGTAGATAGGAAGAAAGTTTAACCACATGTAGTATTCTCTACATAGATACCATGTAAGGTCTCCTGACTTGTAGATAACACCGTTTCTGCACTTATCTTTTTCTGAATCCCAATAATAAACAAAGTCTGCTGACTTAAATGGAGCATCACAGTAATATCCGTTCTTGTTAAAGTTAGTTGCCTGTTCATTAAAGATCTCGCTAGTCTCATTGAACTGATACTCACCAGGCTCCTTAAAGACAGAAAGGACAAACTCTACATACTCTTCTTTCGTTGAGAATACAGTAGTTGTCCATTCACCGTCTATCCAAGTAGGGACTTCTTTATATAATGCTTGATTACTCATAATTATTGTTCATCAATACCTAATGCATCAAGTAAGTCACAAAGTCTTCCCATCGTAATAATACGTTCATCTTCTTTTGGATCTTTGTTCCAATACTCTTGATACAGCTCTCTTGGTATTGCATGCCAGAGTTTTGTGTACTGATTAAAGTGAATCACATAGTTGTGACTATTGATCTTTTTTAGCATATCCAAATGCATTTAGTGAGTGTTTGAATGGTTCCCATGGCAACTCCTGCACAATGGTTAACATTTGATTAGCTATATCTCTTATCTCAACTTGTGCATGCTCATCGTTTCTAAGCTTCTGGAATAACATAAAGCTTCTAAAGTTAAACATAACATCAGCAGTAATCTGAGAGTTATATCCTTTGAAAAATCTTGCAGATTCTTTTGCCCGTTTTCTTCCAAGTACAGGTGTTAAATCTTCTAAACAGTTGTGATACAAGTAGTTACCAATCTCTGAGTAGTCTTGTAATACACTAGCCCATTTAGTTCCTTCCTTCCAAGACAGCTCTCCACCCTCATCGTTTCCATTTGAATCTTCATCATGGATAAACAATGGCTTTGAAAGTTTGATATCAGCCCAGTCTTCTGGTATAAATATCTTATCTTCTTTCAGTTCTTTGTATCGAGCAGATTCTCCATTAACAGCAACACCAATACGGTGTTTAAGAATGTGTATATGTGAGGCAATATCTGATGTAACCAGAAAGTGAAGCGATGATTTTTCAAACGGTGTATGATGCCCTTCTTTTGCAAGCATATTAAGTAATGCAGGCATTCGATCTTTCTTTTCTTCAAAGTCTCTTGAAGTTGAGGTCCAAGCTGATAACGCATGTGTTTGATCGCCTCCATAAAATCCTATAAGTTCTACTGTATTATCCATTTGTTACTGGGGTCCAATCGTCTGCTAACATATCCGTTTGTGATGCCAACCAAGGTACTCTTGATTTTGGTGCATCTGGGTTTGTTGTATCCAATCCTGTTGTATCAATGTAGATATACGGGGATGTCATCTTTGACTCCGTAGTTGGTAGTTGTAACTTAATAAAGATACCTTTACCATTCCATCCAGCTCTGGCCATCTTATGACCATACTTCAATTGTTCTAACGCTTCTCCAAATGTCATTGTCTTGTTGGTTTATTCTATTATTAAAACTTGCAGTTTTTACAAGTTTTGATACTGAGTAGGAAGAGGGATTCGAACCCCCGGCTTTACTGTTTTGCAAACAGGTACGTTGGACCACTCCGCCATTCCTACTTGTGCTGTAGTGGAAGGATTCGAACCTCCAAGTGGACTTTAGCTATAGGGCATTGCGCGCTTGTGGTCAACCCATTACCCTATGTTTATCAGTAGCTCCACACCCCCGAGACAGGAGGGCACGTCTGCCAATTTCATCACACTACAGTATGCTATGCAAGATAAAACAATTACCCGTCATACGCAAGGTTTTGTCCACCTCGCACAGAACTTTGTTGTTCTTCTTGTAAATCTCTATACGTTGCCTTAAAGCTTTGTCTGATCTGATCAAACTTTGCAGCAGCATTTATCACAGCAGTAATGTTTCCATCTCTACCATGTTCAATATCTGTTACCTCCATATACTTTGCCAATCGATCAAGCATTGACTTCATACCCATATACGCTCTATACGTTGGAGTTTGATACATTTGCTCACATCTTTTCTTTGCATGCAAGATCATATCATCATCAAGAGAGAAGTCAGCTCCAACCTCTTTTAAGATCATTGCTTCTTTGTCCTTTTCAGGAACATCAAAGAACGGATTAAGATCTGGATTAGGACAAGTTGAGTAAAACAAATAGGTATAAATCTTTATTGCTTCATCTCCATACTCATCCATGATGTTCTTTAAGAACTCAAGCGTGTAACAATGCTCGGAAGGAATCACCTTACCATTCTGTACATCAAATAATCGTACCATTACTTCTTTTTCTTTTTAAACTTGGGTCTGAACTCTTGTAAGTAATCTAACAAAGCAACCACCTCATCCTTTAAGTAAGGTACTTCATAAGCTGTAATCTCCTCAACAATAGGATTACCTTCGTTGTCAAGTGCTGCAACAGGATATCCAAATCTGTCCTCTCCCGCTTTTTCAAACTTGATATGGCGTAGTGTTAACTTACCAGGTTCAAGTTTTGGATTATGCCGTAGTATAATATAAAGATACAAAGATAATTGCAGTGCATAGTGGTTGAAGTTACAATCATCAAGATGTGCCACTGGATATTTCATCTTTTGAGATATCCCCTCCCAGTTTTTATAGGAAGCCATGTTTATTTCTTTGTTTGTCTTGTAATCATCAATGTTCACTTTATTCATGATCACCTCTGTAAAGTCAGACTGTCCACAAATACCAAAAGATTTCAAGTAAACAAAGTGCTCTGGATAAACACCTTCTCCAAGTTTCTGAGATGGTGCATATTTCAACCCATCAATAAGAACTGGTGGATACACAGGAACTTCAACACCTTCTCTAACAATTGTATTCAACGAACATAGATCTTCCTCACGTTGATTGTGATACCATGTTCCTAAATCAGTTGCTCTTTTTGCTTCAGAAGACCATGCATTCAAGATCTCTTCTTCACTCATCCCGTACCACTTTGATTTCTTGTTCTTTGCAGATTTCTGAGCTTGCTTTTGAGCATCAAAATCCTGTTTAAAGAATCCAATAAAACTAGTCGCACTGATCCAATCAATTTGTTCTTCTTCGCCAACAGACGAATACTCGTGATTGTCTGCTTTAAATATTAACGCCATTATTTTGTTGGTCTAAACGTTCTCTCAATACTTGCTCTTCAGCGGGTGATAATACGGCTACCCATAGTGGATGTTCACCAATGTCTTTTAAGTAGCAATCACATGCCATACAACGTGTTTTGAGTTGTATATTACAACCACACCCTCCACACGCTGGAGATCCTTTAACGAAAGCCTTCTCTGAAGACCCATCTTTGTCATACAAACCACAGGCATTTGATTCACAAATACTTGCTCTCTCAATCGCTACTGCTTCAATATCATCCTGTTTGAATATATTGTTTACAATACCTTCCAAGATTTGACCCTTACTCTTCCATACCTTGAGTAGGTTCTCCCTGTTTATTCGCATATGCTGTTTTCTTATGGTTTTCAATAAATTCTTTTCTTGCCATCTCCTCCTCGTATTGTTTCTTTAACTGTAAAAGATCATAATACTTTTCTGCTGTCCTATAGATATTCTGAGCTTTCTGGTCACCCTTCTGCTCATTCATTTCCTGAGCAGCCTGTTTCTTTGCAAGCTCCTTATCAATCAACCAGTGCTTTATGGTAAAGTCTCCAAAGTTTTCAATATGAATCCTAATGTGCTTTAACCTTGATAAAGACTCTCTGGTAACAGACCAGAAGTGATTGCCAATATCAGCAACCATATCCTGGTTCAACTTCAAGTCATCTGCAACTTGATCGTATACGGTCTTAGGCTTCTTGGGACGGAGCAACGGCTGCGAATTTATAGTCTAATAACACATTACCAGAAGAGAACACTTTCAAAGCTGGATTAAGAGCAATCTTTTTCTTTGCCTTTCCATCCTTTACAATCAAGTTCTTCTTCTCAGCCTTTGTCAACGCATTCCTTACCGTCTGTGCAGAAGAGAATATTCCACGTTCCGCACATCTTGTACAGAATACAGTCAACTCCTCCTCACCAGATAAAGCCAAAAACGTTAAGCAGTCCAAGTCTGACTCAGACACTGCCACCTTCTCAAGATAGCAGTAAGTTAGAATCTGAAACTTTATAGCGTCCCAGTATTCTAACTTTGCTTTTCTTTCAACGAGATTAAACGCCGCCATCAGTTCTTTTTAACTTCTTTTCAAAGTTCTGTTGAATCGGAGCATTATCTTCCTCATCAGATTCTTCCTCCTCTTGAGGTGACATCATCTGTCCAATAAAAGCAGTTGCTTGAATCTCTTCAGCCTTTGCCTTTATAAACGCAGTGTTTAACTCTTGCAACTTAACCTGCAATTCTTTTAACTCGATCTGATCTGTATAAAACTTGATCATCTCTTCTCTTGATGGAGCCTTTGACTCCTCTTGTACTTCTTGTTCTACTGACATACTATTGTTGGTTTTAAAGTTTTGCTTTTGTTTCTCTCTTTACAGGACTCTTTCCTCTCCATACAGAGAGCATAATATGAAACGGAGTATCAATAACAAACACATCCGTATTATCCATATAGACAGTCGTTGCAAAATACTCATCATTTGTCTTCTCAGGAGACTTACGCTTTATTGCAATAATCCCATCCGTCTCTATTGCAGCATCAACCCACACCCCTGGATCAGAAATCCCCAAGTCCTCAAGCTGCTCTTCTTGCATTGTATTGCACAGTATTTTGCACTCGTGTATCATATCGCCCTAATAATAAGATAGTTAATCGTTTTAAACTTACCAAATTTAACTAGACCGCCACTAATATGCAAGTATTTCAGCAAGTTTTTTAAAAACGCTGTTTTGAGCAAACTGAGGGGGTACAGTCATAGCTGTGAGACCCTATTATAATAAGTACTATATATACTATTATATTAACCTCTCATAGCTGTGACACAACCCCCCCTATTATACATGTCAAACTACCCCCCGCCCATTGGGGACAAGCATGTTATAGAAGCTGATTGGGGCCTTGTAAAACCTTCCCTCCCATCGCTTGGTTGTTGTATTACCCCCTAACCTAAAACCAGCAACCACTACATATCATGGCTTCATTCAAAAGCTTCAAGCGTGTTAACAAAAACGAGTTAACAGTAGTCGACGTACAAGAATCTCGCGAAGAGAAAATCGGCATCGTAACATTCGATAACGGACAAGATGTCTTGTTCTCATGGGCCAAGCACACTTCGTTCAACGAGGAGACAGAAGAGCTAGACTTAATGTTCGTGAACGACCACGACAAGCTAGCACAAGGCTTCACCATCATCCAAGACCGTGACGGACGCGACTGGATTGCAAGCGAGAACAACGAGCGTCCAGCACGACCAAGCATCGCTTCGCTACGTCGCTAGTGGCACAGGGCTCCCTTCGGGGCCCTTTAGCCATCCATTAGTGTAGCCATGCATCCGTTCGGTCTAGTTCGTGAAAAAGCCAGTGTAGCTTATGCTACAAAAACTCTGTACAGTTGTAATCTTAGACACGTAGGGTATGTACCTGCGGTGGAGAAATCAGGCGGGCCTTTGAGACATACTATAAGAGGTAGTCTTCTCCTGTAGATTACAACTGCTAACAGAGGCATTCTTAGAATAGTACAACGGTTTTTAGTATAATCCCTGGAGATTCTCTGACAACTTCTAGGAATAGTACAACGATGTGTGTTAGTGAATGAGTGGGAGACACCGCTATCGCTACATATTATCGTCTTGAACAGTATCCTCAAACAAGCCTAATGAGTCGGATCAAATGGCTATACAACCCTTTAAACATCACTGACATGTATTTAGTACAGCAAGCAACCAGGTTAATACATACTTGGACAAAGGATGAACAAGTAGTATCTGATATACTTAGTTCTTTTATTGATAGTAATAGTGATCTGGTAGATTCTTGTACAGAGAACCCGAATCCTGCTCTGGAAGTGGTCTTGCTTTATAAGCTTGATTCTTTCACTGCTGATTACCTTGAAAAGAAATCTTTAACCCTTTAATCATATCTAATATGAATACTTCCTTTGCAAAGTTTGAACCGTTTACGTATGATCTTACTCCTGATCATCCAAGCTTCTATCACATAGAGACTTTTGATAATGGTGTTAGTTACCGTCTTGATTTAGTTCATACTCGTAGTAATGATACTGTTAGTATGCTGTCATTAGAGGGTAAGTGCAATCTTGATAACATCGATCCGATCTGGCATAACCACAAGGTTATTGTTGCTAACTTTGATCGTGACTGTTATACTCAAGATGCTCCTCAAGAAGTTATCGATGAGATCAAGCAACAGTTTGAAGCTAGAAATCAGATGACTGTTGTTGAGTTCTTGAAGGATCACAATGATCGTGAAGATCGTATTGATGAAGCTGTAAGAAAGCATGCAATAAGAACGGTTGAACTTGTTACATTTCAGGGAGTCTAGTGCTCCCTTTTATCTAATGCATCATTCTATCGTGGATATGAAGACTTCTTATGCTAAAGGCTACTCTGTTAGTACTCATAAGATGTGAAACCACATTGATTACGTAACAAAGTTCGATACAGTTTTAATGGGCCACTTGTAGTAATCAATCTCCCAAGGGATAGCAGTTGTAATACTTTATGATCCGACTACAGCAGATGAAGCTTGCTAAGTTTATGCTTCTATACACTGGACTGTACGAAAGGAGAGTATTACAACTGAGTTGCAGAGGGGATAAATAAACTAGATGGCTTAAATAACCATTGAAGACTATGTCATGCTCACGAACGTCGATTGACTATGTTAAACATAGAACAGATCAACCAAGAGTGACGTAGAGGTTTAATCTCGAGCCTGATGAGTGATGAATCTTTCATCATAGTTGCTCATTGGTAACAACCAGCCACTGGTAGTGGAGATGAAAGCTTCAACCTGCTAAACGGTACACAGAGGGTAATCAGTCCTCTTATTTAATGAACAACAGGCGAGGAAGGCACACGCACTGAATGTATGCATCACATGAGTAATTTGTGCTAGTATTTAGTTTTTATGACAGCGTAAGTAAATGCATACTAAAAACTTACAAATCATAGGTTCGAATCCTATGTTGTTCACAATCCAGGCCACGCGACCTGGCATCACAGGCAGGTGTGGTGTTAATTATTCATTGAGATCCTGCTTATCTCTTTGTTTCACCTGGCAGAGTGACGGTAGCCCAGAAAGTGGCTACCAAATCTGCTTTAATCTTTTATCAAATGATTGTATTTAATACGCTCAAAAAAGCAAAGCACTATGTAAAGCACAAAGAAGCTATGCAAAAGAAATACCGTGCCAGTGAACGTTATTATAATGATGAAGAGTTCTCTTGGTATGAAATAGCAGACAACAAAGTCCTTAATGTTTGGGGCTGGCGTTGTGGTTGCGGTTGTGACCGTGGTAGTACAAGTGCTACTGTTATTGGTAGAATTAAATCGTGTAACCCTTTAAAATAAATAATAATGAAAAAAGCTAAAATCTTTGCCATGACATGTGGCACAATGTTTGTACTACTTAGTAGTATTTATCTATCATTAGACAGAGTGTCTGTATCTGATAGTGACTTGAGAATCATGATAAGTAAACAGTATCATGAAGCGGTTGAGTATGATGATAAAGGTTGGTTTGATTTAATCTTACTTGGTCATCCTCAAATGGAAATAGGTGACTTTGGTTTCTTTTATTACATAAGACATCTTGGTGTTGTACCGTTTACTCATCGAAACTCTATTGTCTTACTCAAGATGATAAAAGAGAAACAGTTAAGTGAAATCAAAAAGAAAGACCAAGCTTACAAAGAATGGTTGATAAAAGAGTATAAACTATAATCCGTAAATCTTATTAACATGATTAATCCAGAATTAATTAAGAAAGCTCAAGAAGAGCGTAAGCAAACACTAAAAAGAGGTGCTATCATTATCATGGTATTAGGTGCAGCTGTGTCAATGTTTGGATTCGTTAGAATCTTTACTGTTGGTAATCTTGCTGACCATGTAGTGTTCTTGTTTGGTGGTGTTGTTACCTGTATTGGTATATACTTTGAAACTTTAAACAATCGCTAACATGTTGACGTTCAAAGACTTAGAGTTCAGAGGTATTAGCTACGACCTATCAGGTAGTGGTGTTAGAGCATATGTGCAGTTTGACAATGGGTATTATATATCTGTTGTCAAAAGTGCATTTACTTACGGTGGTCCAGAAGGATTGTATGAAGCAGCTGTCTTAGACAGAAATGGTTCTATAACCTATGATACACCAGTAACTGATGATGTTATCGGTCATTTAACTGAAGAAGGAGTAACTGATGTTATGCGTCAGATCCAAGAGTTAAGTCCAGCCGAGTAAGAACCTATCCTAAGCATGATATAAAAAGGCTTTTTAGAATGTTTAATCCCTTAATCTACAACAATGTCAAGACGTAAAAAAATCTTATTGATGCTAACGGTATTGTTTGCATCATACTCTGTTATCGCAATGGTATACGTAAACGTATGCTACAACTCAACACCTGGTATTCAAGAAGGTGAGCCTACTCAGAATCAGTTTCAGATTATATTAGGTTCTGCAATAATCTCTGCTTTAATTGGCAAGGTTATGTTCTGTAAATACGATGATGCTTACTAGTATGAAGGTATTAACAGGTGCTCCGAAACGAGGTGCTTTTTATCATGTTGCATGGACAGCAAATAAAAAGACAATAGCTCGCGTAACAAACGTCTATCCTGATGGGTTAGTTGCTGTTGCAAATCCAAAGACGGGTGTCTTATGGAATACATTAGTTAAATGGTCAGACTTAAGATTAGTGTAATGGAAAATCAAGTAATAGTAATCGATTCGATACCAGATTGGGCAATAGAGTTTACTCAAAAGCCCAACGGTATCAAGAAAGCTTTAGAGTATAATCGTACTGATAGGCTAAAGACTCAAATCTTGCATAACACAAATGTAAAGATTGAAGATGGTGTTATATACTTCTCTGACTTACCTTATAGAATAGCAAAGCGTCCTAATAATGTGTATCATCTTGCTAAAAGTAAGAAAGGTATGCGTGGCTTTACTGTTAACAAACGTGGTACTCTTCAAGTATGGTGGAATCAAGACTTTAATACAGCATTTGGTACTAAAATCTTAATCACTATTGCAGGTGTACTTAATGTTACCTGGTTTACTGAAGCTACGTATCTGCATGCATTCTTATCAAAAGGTAACTTTGGTAAGATACTACAAGGTAAGATAAAGAATCCAAGTGAACTTGCTGAACAGATTGTTAAATCTCATAAGCTTGATGTAAACCCAACTTTGTTCTTGAAGTTAGTAAAGATTATGAACTGTGCTAGTTCAAACCTATACGATAGTCCTGATAAACACAAGATTATCAGACTGTTACGTCATAGTATAAACGCTGATGCATTTATTGAAAAGCTTGTTGACTATCATGCAAAAGAAAAAGCAAGATATGAAACTGCAATGATCTCTAAGTTTGATAGAGATCCTGATACTGGTGTTAAATACACTTTCAGTAATACATTCTATAATCCTGAATACGAACAGAGTAATAGTTATGTACACTTTGGTCCGTTCTTTTCAAAAGAAACAAAAGACAAACTAGAAACAGACTGGAGACTTATCAATGATGTATTAGATCAGCTTGAATTACTTGGTCACAAAATGAACTTACTTTGGTCTTATAAAAGACTAAATGAGGAGCATAACAAGTGGTCAGCTGAACTACTATCTTACGAGATGGATGATATGGAAGATGAGAATGCACATCCTTTCCGTTTCTGTGAGTTCTTTGATGACTTCGAAGATGAGTTTACTTCTATTGTTAATACAAAGAAGAAAGCTTTCACTGAAGGTAAAGTAATGAAGCACTGTTTCTATACTAGTTATTGGCCAAAGGTTGTGCTAGGTAGGTATTTAACCTATCATACTACTTATGGTGGTATTGATGGTACTCTTAGTATCATTGAAACGTTTGGTTTAACAAGTCCTAATAAGTTTAGTGCTAAAGAATTAGACCTTGATCTTAGAGGTACTAGTCATCCTTTTAAAGCGTTTAAGATCGATCAGTTCTATGGTAAATCAAACAAGAATATGCCTGAAGAAATAATAGCTTATTACAAACAAAAGGTAGATAAGGCAAATGATGCTTTTATCAGTAAGCTAAGAGAAGAAGGCGAAGTTAATGTAATGTCTAATCCACTAGAAGTTGATGGTAGTGTAACAATGAACCTCTGGTAAAATAAATCTCACATGAAAGAATCAAAACAAGAGGTTATGATTGACCTCATCTTCAATCTATTAGCACTAGTATTACTAGTTGCTGCAACGGTTCAGTATTTCTATACTGATCATGCTTATATGGCTTTATTTACAGCTGTTGCTGTATTGATAATGTTTGTTGTTGTAGTATATAAATACTTAAGATCATGAAAGATAATCTAATCAATGGAGTCTTCAAACTGTGTGTTCAGGCTCTTGAACTTCTCGCAAAAAAGGTCGGTATGACTTACGAAGAAGTAAACATCTGGATATTTTGCATCATTGAACCGATTGTGTTTTTTGTAATGCTGTTTATCATTATACAGATGTACTACAAGTTAAAGTATAAAGTTAACATAGTTGATAAGTAGAGGGTTAATGTAGTAAAGGGACTGGTCATGCTGGTCCCTTTCTTTTATCTTCTACATCCAAAGTCGTAAAATAATTAATAACCAATAAATCTCTCACAAGATGAAAGTAACAGCAAAAAGAGTGAAGAAGAATCTTCCAACTGAAAGAATCGAAAGATGGTTCAGACGCGGCATGCCAACCAGCATGATTGCAAAAAACTTAAACGTTGACTACAACGCAGTATATTACGAGATTGCTCGTATTAAAAAGCGTGACAACGAAGCGTACAAAGACGCACAAAAGATTACTGAGGAGTATATCGAACAAGTTGGTGTTGATACATCGATTGTTGACATCCCTGTAAAGGTTAACTTCTCAATGAAGATATACGGTATCTCTATCAAGGTTACACGTGTACCATCTGAGATTATCTTTGATGAGGACTACATCGAAATCAACTAAACGATGGAGATATCACAACACAAAGTATTTAACTTCTTTACAGGAGAAGATGGCCCGTCACGTATTATTGTAAAGACGGGTAATTATAGTGATGGATCAGCAAAGATTGAGATTGTCAATCTGCAGAATCAAGTGCTTATTGAAGCAACTGCATGCTGTAACAACTTTGGATTAGACTCAAATGATGCTATTATAGCGTCAGATGGGTCTGTTCCAGGGTTAATGAGTTTCTTAGAATCTCATAACATAGTAAGACAACAAGATGAGTATATAAACATCCAAGATGCTATGCATCCTGTTGTTAAACTATTACCTGAATCAGAGTGGATAACTGAGATAGAGAACGGCAAACTGTTTATCATAAACGAGTTTACTATCTTTGCAAAAGACCCACATCAAGCTTTTCAACTGTATCTGTTTGCCCTTCAAGCAGATGCCCAAACCATTGAATACTAACATGAGCTATTTATTTAATCATGAAGATAAAGAGATGCACGTTGCATTCTGTATCGACCAAGAGACGGCAGATAAAATCATTGGCCGTATCATATTTGAGACCTTGAAGTCTAACTGTATTGAGAAAGACTTTGAAGAGATTGGTGAAGAACCACCAGCTACTCTAATGAAAAAGACTGCTGTACTAGAAACAGTACTTAAGTCTATTACATCAAAGCAAGAAGAGTTGTTCGCAGCTTTCTTCTTCTTAGTATGGCATGAAAAGACTAACTATGTTTGGAGAAAACAACTTGAAACTAATGAGAAGTTAAACAGCTCATTCATAATGGATAAGTTGAAAGAAAATGCATCTGAAGCTTTTGCGCACATCTCACAGTCAGTCTTACAAAATAAGATTGAAGAGTTTGCAAAAGAAAAGATGGCTGAGTTTAAGGGTTATAACCGTATTGTAAAGCAGGTTATTAACTCTAACTATGACTTTGATTTGTTCTCTGCTATTATTGATCATGACTTTGATTATGTATCTGATGTAGTTGATGAAGCAGTTCAAAAGGTATAAGATATTTGTGTGAGAGACAGGTAAGGGTTAGGTTGTAGAGATATAATCTAACCCTTTTAACCTAATTAGTATGAGCAAGCAAAAAGGATTTGGTAAGTATCCACGATATGTAGCTGATGACCCAACACTTACTCATATTGAGAAAGCAATGGTTGGTATACTCGCTTGTTATACAAACGAACAGCTAGGCTACACATGGATATCAGTAAAAGAGTTATCTTTACGTCTTAATTGTTCACATGCAACAACACAAAGATGTTTAAAGTCATTAAAAGAAAAAGGCATCATAAGTCGTGATGGCTATCATGTTACAAATAACGGTGCATCAAGAATCACCCGTTTAAAAATCTAAAATCATGGCAAAAAAACTTAACAGAGCTGCTGAAGAAACACCAAAAAGAGCTTATAACAAGAAACCAAAAGCTCCAGTTGAACAACAACTAAAAGATGAATCAAAGTGCACAAACTGTGTACCTCTTGATGTATTGAATCAGATATCATTACAGCACAATGCTGAGTCAGCAAGACGTATTGCATATCATTTAGAAAGAGTAAAAGAGACTACTGGTGAAACATTACCAGAAGACACTGCTTATGTTATTGCATTATCGCAAAGAGAGTTATTGTATAAGTTAAAGACTCATACAGCAGACAATATCTTATAAAGGGTCCTTGCAAAAGATCTATATTTAAGATAGAGAGAAGATAGTATAGGGCATTACGAGTAACTACTAAACGAGAAATGATGTAGTATACTAGACATGGGTTCGATTCCCATACTTCTTGCAAAACCAGTGACGACTGAGGTGTAATCCCTCGGTATAGGTATCCAAATATGTGTTTTAAGTGCGCGCTATAAGAACACTGAGGAAAGCGTTACATATAAACAGGGAGTAATTAACCCATCGTGAAAATGTAATCATTAGATAGTAATATCTAGTCCTGATGTACAAACGAGTACGATAAACTGGTTTTATTTAGCTAAGTAGAGTAAAAGTAACTCGTGGGTGAGTAATCCGCTTACGTCGGAACCAAAAGACCAAGCAACAGGGGCAGTACCTGTCTTAGCTGCATAAAGAGAGATGAGTGAAGCTGTGTTTGGACTCTAGAAGAAAGGCAAAGGTTAGCCTCTAGTATAGCAGTAACCTTGAAAGACCCGAAGTCTCTCTTTATAGTATTAGTATGCCTATAGGGTATGCAATTGATTACTCTTTTAAGAAAGAGTCTGTTTAATCAGACAGAGATAAAACTGATTTGTATGGTTTGCCGAGTGGGACTCGGGTGAAACTCAGTATGACTATCTATGATTGAGTGCACTCATGATTAGAAAAAGCAATACACAGTAATAGGGTTCGATGCCCTTCCATGCATCTTGGACTTGTATCGCCTCGCACTCATAATGCGTTGAAAGCGTAGTTGGTTACATATAGGTTCGATCCCTATCTGGTCCACAATAGTAACTTCAAGATACAAGCTAGTCAGTGTAAAACGCTTGTAGAACGAGAGATAATAAACATAGTTTGCATATGGCCACGAGATGCGTCAACTGAGCCATAATCGCTAATTGCATACTTGAACTCTCAACTATTACTCAACCTGTATAAATAATACAGGTTTTTTTTGTTTATTTCTCACACTTAAACAGTTTAAACTATGGCTGAAGAAAAACCCAGAAACCCATTTGGGATCTCGTACAATCAATGGATAGCAAGATTGAACGAAGAGATCGTAAAAGATCAAACAAAGTTGGCAGCAAAAAAGGATCATATCCCACTGTCACAAATCAACTCTCACTCACAATTAAAACTACACAGAAAACATGTCACAGAAAGTATTAGCAAGAAGTCATAAAAAGTATAACTTAATCGTTTACATGGGTCTATGCGGAATGATGACTAACTTTCTTGAGGAGAATGTCTTCCCTGACAAGTCAATGACAAAGCAAAGAATCAAGCTTTTAACTAAACAACTCCATGGCGAGTTGCTAAAAGTAGTTGATGACTTCTTTGATAAGATTAAAGGTGATGATGAGTTTGACTCAATGGAGTTAACAGAGCAGATGCACATAGCTACTATTGCTATGGAGCACTTCTTTAGATTAGCTCTACAGATTGAAGACCTTGATGATATGAAGAAGCAAGGTTTAGTTACGCAGTTAAATATTTTACTTGTATCGTATGGTTTAGAGACCATTGAAATCCCAGTTGGCATATGAAAAAGCTAAAGTTATTGAACACAACAGATAGTAAAGTATACTTTACTTCTGATACTCATTATGGCCATAAGAACATATGCAAAGGTGTAACCTCATGGGAAGATGCAAACGATTCCACAAGAGACTTTGATACTCTAGAAGAGATGAATGAATGGCTTATTCATGGTATTAACTTACTTGTAAAACGACAAGATATACTTATTCATCTTGGAGACTGGTCTTTTGGCGGCTTTGAAAACATCAGAAAGTTTAGAGAAAGAATATGGTGTGAAAACATACATCTTGTTCTTGGTAATCATGACCATCATATTGAAAACAATCGCGAAGGTATACAAGATATCTTTACATCTGTTAGTGATATGCTTGAGATTGAGATAAACTATGTTACTGGTGGTCAAGTAACTGCTACATATATGGTTCAAGCATGTCATTATCCAATGATGTCTTGGAAAGATATGAATAAAGGAGCTATGCATCTTCATGGACATGTTCATTTACCAGGACATAATAAGCACGCAGGTGACGGGCGTATCATGGACGTTGGTGTTGATGCAAACGGGATGCTTCCTGTTGCCTTTAGAGCTATTGCTATGATGTTAAAAGACAGAGAACCTGTATCATCATTACCTTTTCCAGATCATCACTCAAAAAACATACGATGAAAGAGACACTAAAACTATTTGCTATTATTGCATTGGTATGCACACCTGTATTCTTTGTGGCTCAATGTGCTGCAAAAGAAGAAGTTCAGTACAAGTATGATATAGTTATACCAAATGGTCCAGTTTATCATACAAACTCCTTTAGATTATACGGTAGAAGTATTATCTTTGACACTGATACTAAGCGAGTTATAATAAGTGGTGACTATATCATCCTAACAAAGCTTGATGAGTAACAGAGCTAGTCACAAAGACTAGTTTTTT